CCCCTCTGGTCGTGGTGCTGACGAGACCGCATTTGCCATCGTTGCTCACCTCAACGGCAACCTGTTCTTGCTGGAGGTCGGTGCCTACCGCGAGGGCTACACCGATCCGGTCCTAGAGGGCATGGCCCAGGCCGCCAAGCGCCATAAGGTCAACCTGATCGTCCTGGAGGACCAGTTCGGCCAGGGGATGCTGGAGTCCCTCCTCAAGCCGCACTTGCAGGTCCACCATCCCTGCACCATTGAGACCTCGCGCTCCAACGTGCAGAAGGAACGGCGGATCATCAGTGCCCTAGAGCCGGTCCTGAACCAGCACCGCCTGATCGTCAACCGCTCAGTCGTTGAAAACGACAGCCGCGGCCGCGATACAGATGCCGTAGAGGTCAAGCTCAGCTATCAGCTGTTCCACCAGCTGACCCACATCACCGTCGATAAGAACTGTCTACAGCACGATGACCGGCTCGACGCTGTCGCTGGTGCCATTCAGTATTGGAACGAGTCGCTTGCCATTGACGAAGACCGTGCCATCGCAGAAAGAAAATCGGAACTCTGGGATCTCGAACTGGAAGCTTTTATGGGGAATATTGATGGGGCTCTTGACGCGCAGTTTCTTGGGGTTGCTCTGGCGGACCTCCCCAAAGCAAATGGCAAAGCAACCTGGTTACCTGCTCGACCCACCACTGCGGCCTAGGGCCTGGGTCATCCGCCTGCCTGGTGTCTTCGTTGCGCCTGGCGGCAACAAGCTGGAAGGGTCATTCCAGACCGTTGTCGTCGCCACGTCCGAGAACATGGCGTGGGAGATCGCCATGGGCTGCGACATCTGGGAGCAGTTGCCCTTTGAGGTCAAGAACGTTCAAATCTTTCCGAAGGAACCCTTGAGCCATGGCCACCATTCGACTCGTTGATGCCGCCAGGCATTTCAAGGGCCTCAGCCATCAGCTGGCTGCATGGAACGCCTTGCAGCAGACCCTCACGCCAGCACAGCTGCATGACTTCGCGGAGTTGTACCGCGCTGCCCCGGAAACCAAGGCCACCAATTTCCAGCCACAGTCCCCCTTCTCGCTTCGCATCACACCCAACATCACCTACGGCGAGCTGACCCTGCAGTCGGAGGCACGGCGTTTTACCGCTCAGTACCAGTGCGACACGGCCACGTTGCTCTGTCAGTTCGCTCAAAAGGCCCGTGACCATTTCGGCAAGCCTGTGATCATCACATCCGGCTACCGCCCTCCCAAGATCAATGCCCAAGTGGGTGGGGCCACCATGAGCGAGCACCTGTTCAACAGCCCCGACACCGGTGCCATCGACTTCTACTTGGATGGCATGTCGGTCAAGGCGCTGCAGGACTGGGCCGACAAGGCATGGCCCTATTCTTTGGGGTACGGGGCGCCCAAAGGCTTTATCCACATTGGGATCCGCCCTGGTCGCCCCCGCGTTCGCTGGGATTACTGATGACCCCCGACGAAGACCTTTGGCCGCCAATCGACGAGGCTCTGATCAAGCGCCTGGAAGAGGCAATTCCTGAACGTTGCCCGCACATCACAGATCGCAAGCGTGCAATCTGGATGTATGTGGGCCAACGAGAGGTGGTTCGCATGTTGCGTGCCGTTTATCTTGAGCAACAACAGGAGGACTGACTCATGTGCGGTGGTGGTGGCGGTGGAGACGGCGGCGCAGCAGCCGCTGAAGCTTCCAGACGGCAGGAGCGCATTGCCCGCGAACAGATGGAGCAACAGCGCATCCAGTTTGAGCAGCAGATGGCCCTGCAAAAAGCTCAGGCTGAAGAGCAAAAGCGCATTGCTGAAGCTCCCCCGCCGCCTGCTCCGCAAGAAACGGCCAAGGTGGCAGCATCCGCCGCTGAGCTGCCTACGCCTGCTACCACTGCGACTGGCGCTGCAATGGCAATTCCAATGCGCCGCGGCCTTGGTCGCCGCGGTCTTCGCACTGATATTGCCGGTGGCGTGGGTGGCTTGACCATTCCGGGTGCATGACCATGTGCGGCGGCAGCATGGCTCGGATTGTTCTTCAGCAGCAGCAGGAGGAACAGGCCAGGCAGCAGCAGCTGGCAGATGGTCGTCAAAAGATTGCTGAGTACAACGCCCGCTACGAGCAGGCTCGTGCCCGCAATCAGCTCATGGCAATGCCCAGGACTTCAGTGAGAGTTGTCCCGACAGCTGAAGGTCTGCCGTCCGAATCTGCGACGACTGGCGGTCTGGTTGCCAACAGCCCTGCAGTTGCTCGCAAGACACGAGGCGGGCTTGTCGTGCCAGGGACTGGTTCAACTGGCGGCTTAAACATTCCCACCACATAAGGCAATGGACCTAAATCTGACCGGTAGCGTTGACCGCCAACGCCAGGCTTATAACGAGGAGGAAGTGGGCACTGCTGCTGCCCGCTACCACCAGCTGGTCAGCAATCGGGATGCCTTCTTGGAACGGGCCCGTGACTGCAGCAAGGTCACCATTCCCGGCCTGATCCCTGACGCTGGCTTTAATGACCGCGGCAGGCTCAAGACTCCCTACCAATCCTTGGGCGCCAGGGGTGTGAACTACCTGGCCAGCAAGCTGCTGATCAGCCTGTTCCCGCCCAACTCCAGTTTCTTCAAACTGGAGATCGACGACTTGGCCTTGCGTGTTGCAGAGGCTGGCCCTGAGATCAAGACCGAGCTGGACACCGCCCTGGTGCAGGTTGAGCGGGCTGTCATGTCCGTCTTTGAGACCTCAGGCGGCCGTGCCGCCATGCACGAGGCCTTTAAGCACCTGCTGGTGGGCGGCAACGTCCTGCTGTACATCGGTGAAGAGGGCCTGCGGGTCATCCACTTCAACCAGTTCGTGGTCTGCAGGGACCCCATGGGGAACCTGACCGAGATTGTGGTCGAGGAGGAGGTCTACCCGGACGCTTTGCCGCCGTCCATGTACGCCGAGTTCGATCCTGAAGAAGACGCGGCCTCAGGTGATAGCCGCAGCGGCGCCAAAACAGTCAAGATCTACACCCACGTCGAGTTCAGCCAAGGCAAGTGCCACTGGTGGCAGGAAGCCAAAAACAAGGAAATCCCTGGTACTCACGGTATGTGCGACCAGGACGTTGCCCCCTGGATTCCCCTGCGCTTCAACCGTGTCGACGGCGAGGAGTACGGCCGCTCCTACATCGAGGAGTACTACGGCGACCTGCTGGCCCTTGAGTCCCTGTATCAGTCGGTGCTTGAGGGTGCTGCTGCCGCGGCCAAGATCCTGTTCCTGGTCAACCCCAACGGCACCACCAGGCCCCGGACCCTGGCCAATGCCCCCAATGGCGCCATCGTCCAAGGCAATGCGGCTGATGTGTCGGTCATCCAGAGCCAAAAGAGCCAGGACCTTGGCATTGCGCAGAGCACCATTGACCGGATTGAAGGTCGCCTGCAGTTTGCTTTCCTGCTGAACACCGCCATCCAGCGCCCTGGGGAACGAGTGACCGCGGAAGAAATCCGCTACATGTCACAGGAGCTGGAAGCTGGCATCGGGGGCTTGTACTCCATCCTTACCCAGGAGCTGCAACTGCCCTTGGTGCGTCGACTGATGCACATCCTGCGCCGTCAGCGCAAGCTATCGCCCTTCCCCAAGGGTCAGAACGGTCAGCCCCTGGTCAATCCCAAGCCTGTAACTGGCCTGGAAGCCATTGGCCGCGGCGATGACCGCAACAAGCTGGTGCAGTTCATCACGACTGCCACCCAAGCCTTGGGTCCTGAGATCGCACAGAAGTACTTGAACTTGGATGAGGCTCTCCGCAGACTTGCGGCGGCTGAATCCATCGACACCACTAACTTGGTGAAGACCGCTGAACAGCTGGATCAGGAGAACCAGGCTGCAAACAACCTGCGTCAGCAGGACCTGCAGCGTGAACTCCTGATGACCGGCCTCAAGTCCCCTGCATTGGGACAAGTGGCCGCCAACTACACCCAACCAGGAGCCCCTTATGGCCCGCAGTTCCCAGAAGGAAGCGACCCCACCGCCCCAGGAGCCGTCCCCAACGCCCTCCCAGCAGCCCAAAACCAACCCGGTCTCCCTTCAGGGCCCGCCAG